CCTTCTTTAGGGTCTCGTTCTTCTCCTGTTGGTCCTTTCCATTCAGGGAATTGATGATTTCTCATACTTTTTATTGTCTCTGTACATCTCTCGCGTGAAAAGAATAATTTTGGTTTGTTGAAGGCGGTAACCTTCCGATTATGATCATAGTGAAGATACTCTCGGACAATCATATGACCGAGATCAATGTCATCATTCACTGAGTCGTAGAAAGAGCAGTGATTTCTGCCGAGTTCTCTAGACACACTGATATTCGATCCAGGCTTATATGGTTTTCTTCCGAAGTTAGGATCGATAATTCTCTTCCGCATGTAATACCCGCGAGCCTTCTCGATATTCACAATCTGTTTAGCAAGATCAGGTAGTTCCGCATGGATAACAGCTTCATAATCCACGAAGATATCGTCATTACGGTCTATAAATGCCCAAATGACATGGTGCGGGATACGATCGTGCGGATCTAAAATGCAGATTACAGGATCTGGATACTCGTATTTGAAATCAAGTAGATGATCTTGACCAAATTCCTTGTAAACCATACCCTTGATATGGAAAAACTTACCATGAGCGCGGCTGTCAATTTCATCCTCTGGAATCTGAGCGATAAATTCGTCTATGGCTGTCTTGTTTAAAATAGGATTCCCCTCAACATCAAACATATTGTCTCGGATATCTACGGTGAATACCTCAATTCGCTTTCCATCTGACTTATCTACCAACTCCTCTTTCATCCAAGGCTCAGTGATCGGAGTGAATGTGCAGAGACATAAACCCTGCCTATCAACAAGTCCTCTTCTTATAGCCGAATATTTTCTCTGACTCTGCGGCTCATCCAGCCACACGATGTCCCAATCGGCAGATTCATAAGCCTCATTCTTCATCTCCTGAGTCAGCACATCAATAGTCGAACCGTCTACACAGTAAATCCGATTGGCGTAGCCCATTGCCGACCGCTGAACCTTCCGAATGTAATCAGTCGGGATCATCGACATGAGCTTTGGCTCGATGACTCTTGTGACGACTGGAAACTCCGTAGCCGAAATCATGCACTTTACAGGTTTGCTGAACCTTCGCTCTTTCGGAAACCAACTTGGATATTGGCGAGTTACAGCCATCGCTATTTCAGCAGCTCCGAGCGTGGATTTTCCTGACCTGTTTCCTCCGCAGAAGAGAATCGTCTTGGCTTTTGATCTGTGTGCCTTGTCCTGCAATTTGTTTGGGACATAGGCCTCCAAACCAAAGTGTCTCTTTCGGCCTTCCAACGCCTCCGCTAATTTGAAATACGCTTTTAGGGCTTCCTGCTTATCCATGTGCAACCTTATAGGTCATTGAGAGTTGATGGGGTGGGGCTGTACGAAAAAAGATACTAAGAGAGAGAGAGATGGTGATCATTAATATTAATACTCCTCCTGGAACCTTAATCTAACAGGGTGGCATATACCTATAACACCATATACAGAACTACGACTCATGTTGTAAGCATCTCATATACCTATACTTAGAACGATTATACATAAGCACGCTTATAAGACATAATCATAATGTGTAATGAAACGTTACTTGTAATGAAACGTTACTTTTTAGAATAAATAAATCCCCCACAATCCCTATATTATCATCACATCGAAAATCGCGAAGCATCAAAGAACGATTATCAGAAATGAATGAAATAGCGTAGAACCGATCGCATAACGCCGAAAAACGCCTACTTGTGGATTGATTCCGAGCCGAAACGAGTACGAAAACTCTCATTTTCAAAAAAAAAAAACGGTTGCCACAAACCACCCCTCTAATCGCCTATTACAGCCACGATCGTCCGGCCAGTAGTACCTAAACCTCACCTATTGCGATATCGCAAGGCTTGCACTCTTTGCCATATCCTAGCCATTCTCTCTAACTGTAGTATGTACAATCGCTTAGCATACTATTAGTGCCCATAAGATAACCATGATTCGGACGTTCTAATCCGAAATAATCCCTTGCGTCTTAGCAATAGCTAGGCTATAATAAAAATATGAAAAATTGCAGGACGTGCAAAGAGGCAATCAGTTACGGCCTTGACGATATCGATGGTGAAGAAGTTAAAATGCCAAAGCAAGTTTCGACCGAATCGATTAAGGCCGGTCAATGCAAGGAATGTTACGAAGTAAACAAGTAAGACGATAAAGGCTCTTTGAAAATTGATAAGGATCGGGAGCAGGAAGTAAACGGTAAAGTTAAAATTGCCCGATCAAACTTGGCATCCTCTAGGGTATCAAACCTAAGAGGTGAAAAATGAAATACTCAGCAAACTATAATGTTAACAATGGCCAACATGTTAGGCCATCCTATCAATACGCAAATAAGCGCGAGGCAGTTAAAT